GTGCTTACCGATACAAAATTAAAAAACCTCAAGCCGCAGGACAAACTGTACAAGGTCTCCGATCGTGACGGGCTGTATGTAGCTGTGCTTACGTCAGGCACGGTCTCGTTTCGCTATGACTACCGTATCAACGGTCGCCGCGAAACACTGGTAATCGGGCAGTATGGGCGTGACGGTATCAGCCTGGCAGAAGCGCGGGAAGAACTGATTGCTGCAAAGAAGCTGCTTAAAGCAGGCCAGTCACCGGCTGCGGCTAAACGTGACGGTATCAAAAAGATTCGTGGTGCCGAGACGTTTGCGGTACATACCGACAGTTATATGAAACACGTTATCCTGGCTGACAGTACCCGCGCAATGAAGCAGGCGGTGATCGACCGTGACATACTTCCGGTTCTTGGCAACAAAATGATGGCTGAAATTACCACATCGATGGTTCGTGATTTGTGTGACCGGATTGTCGAACGCGGTGGTCGGGCAACAGCAGTACAGGCCAGGGAGATCATCAGCAGCGTATACCGTCACGCCAATGACCGTGGTCATGGTTTGTTTAATCCTGCGGCTGACATTAAACCTTCGTCTATCGCCATATTTAAACCACGAGAGCGAACACTGACACCAGAAGAAATTGGCCTGTTCTTCCGCACGCTGGATGCCATTGGTGCTATGGGCACTATGAAAATGGCTTTAAAGCTGGTGCTTATCACTATGGTTCGTAAAGGCGAATTCACCAATGCAACGTGGGATGAAATAGATTTTAAAAAATGGACATGGACAATTCCTTCAGACCGCATGAAGGGAAGCCGGGCGCACGTTATTTACCTGCCTAAACAGGCACAGGATATATTGGTTGGGTTGCAGATGTGCGCTGGTGGAAGTGAATATCTGGTTCCTGGTCGTTACAATTTCCGGAAGCCATTATCTAATGCCGCGCTGAACTCTCTGATCGACAGAACGGTGAAAATAATAAATGAAGATGGTGAGCATATTGAGGCTTCACCGTACACGATATGCGCCGTACAGCCAGTACGTTGTTGCATGAGGCTGGTTATCCTTCAGACTGGATTGAAAAGGCTCTGGCACATGAGCAGAAAGGTGTGCGCGCCGTATATAACAAAGCGGAATACGCCAGACAGCGCGCCTACATGTTGCAGCAGTGGGCCGATATGATTGATTCCTGGATTAACGGGGAGCATACGGATCTGATTCCGTTCTCCCCGTCGAAGTTTGAGAAGTGGATGGCGGGGGAATAACGTTTAATAGTTCTGCTGATTTTCTTCCATCTCTGCTTCTGCTGCCAGTGATTCAATTTTGTTTTCGAATATTGCTGACAGTGTTGCAAATTCAGCATCAGTGACAGCGGGAATTGGAACAAACCTGATCCCGCTGTGTGCAAGCATGTTTGCAGTTTCAAGGCATTTCCTTAAATCTGCTGGTGATGCCCTGTTCATGCTGCACGCTCCCGCCCCTGGTTGTCTGTTGGTGACAGCGGAGCATTGCTGAATGCATTTGTTAATCCGGCAATATCCAACGCGTATCCAGGGTGTAGTTGCACTGCCGGGTCTTCGCACTGATTACCCCAAACATCGAAGCCATGAGACGTCTGGCGGGCGAACAGTTCAATGCGAGAAACATCGCCTAACAATTGCACAAGTTTTTCACGAACGACATCTGGTTTTCTTGAATGCTCAAGCCGCGGTGCGGTAAATGACTGAACGATCCCTGCATTAATGCGCGTAGGTAATTTTCCCTTTACTGCAAACAGGCAATCTTCACTATTGGCGCGAGTCATGTGTCCCATACCCATAACCAGTTTATCTGGTTGTCGACTACCACATTTTATCCACGTGAAGCCCTTCATGGTCATCAGACGGAATCCCCAGGCTTCAACAACTTTTAGTGCTTCGAGTGGTTGTGTAGGCACCCACCACATGGCCAACAGACAGTTTTCATCGGCCAAATCCCACACAGGAAGGCGGCAGATATCCAGCACACTCATAACCGGATATTTAAAACCGGCACCGCGATTACCATCTGCGGCTTTGTCCCGGTATACCCAGGGTGGATCTGCATAGATTAGTGTGTATTTCTTAGTCATAAACCACCCCACAACATCCTATGCCGCTATAGTCGCCACGGCGAAGGCCGTTACCTTTTGTGATACATTGGTCCCTGCGAACCGCGATCCTTGCACGCTCAACATCACCAGAAGCAACATCCATACACTGAAGCCAAAGGTGGGCGGCAATGCGGAACTGCCCTTTTTTCTCTCTTTCAATCGCGCGTTTTTCGATCTCTATCGCCGCAGGATTAACGGCAACAACCTTTGAAGGGCTGCGCATTGAAACCTTGTTCATGTGATATTTTTCAAGTCGGCTTAACTTTCTCACTTAATCCAACCCTCTCTGAAAATTAATGCCAGCAGATAAAGCCATGCTGAAACAGAGGCCAGGAATAAGTACCATCCTGACCATTTGCTCCAGTGCCTTAGCAGCGCACTCATGCAGCGTTGCTCACAGGACGATATACACGTTGCTGAACAGGAGGTTTTTTACCCTGGAACTCTGCCGGGCTTGCTGCCTGACGTTCATCAAGCCAACGCTCAACTTCATCACGGTTCCATGCGCAGCGTTTGTCAGTGATATACCAGCGTTTAGGAAATTCCCCTGCGCGCTCCATACGGTCGATAGTGCTCCATGACAGTGGCACCACCGCCAGGAGTTCCTTCTTACCTAATGCACCTTTCATAAATACCTCTCTTGGTTGCAGTGCGGCGCGTGTGGCGCCGCGGTGGTGGTTACATAGATGTTTCGTTTAATTCTTCCCGACGAACGCTGTAAACGTCGGTGGCTTTTGCCAGCAGTTCGTCATCATCTGAAAGTTTTTGTGCAATGTATTTGTAAGCCTTATCCAGTTCGGAGACAGTGCTGTAATTCATCGCTGCGCTGGTAAAGGCCATCAGCATTTCTTCTGGATCACGGCTATCCGCTTTACGAGTTTGCTCATCAGGCTTTTTCACTGGTTTAGCGTTGATCAGACTGTTCATTCCCGCAGCAGTAGTTGTTTGCGGAGTAATGTCTCGCTCAACGCGCGGTGCCGTTTCCTGTAATTCGTCAGGGGTGTAAACACCGAGAAGCACATCAGGAGCGTGCAGGCGAGCCCATCGTTTCGTGCAAAGATAGGCAAGCTGCTGGCGCGGATCCTGTTCCCACAATGGAGAGTTACGCACTCCGGCTTGCGCCATACTGATGGTAAGCTCACGGGGTTCTGTTTCACCTTTAAGAACTGCTGACACAGTTACCGTCAGATTCGGTGATTTATCTGTTTTGCCATTAACATTCGACCAGTCACCGCTCCAGCGATAATTCAGGCGTGTCGCCAGCAGGCTGGAAGAGGATACGACCGCGTTTACCAACTGTGCTTCGTAGCCTAACGTTCCGTTTACCACATGCGTTTTCTGCGCCACGGCGAAAGGGTTCATTCCCCACTGTGCCGCCTGCATAGTCACCGCCAGGCAATCGGCAGGTTTGCCTTCAAGATGTTTCGGTACAGTCGCTTTGCTTTGTGACATCAACTCCGCGAAACGCACCAGTTGATTCATGCCCTCGGGGCTGAAGATTGCCGCAGCAGTGCCTACAGTTGCGCCTGGTTGTGATGTGATTGCGATATCATTGCTCATACATACATATCCTGTTTACGTGCCCAGTCAGGGCGTTTAATAATTTCCACGCCGCCCCATTCATCATTTATGCGGCATTCGTGATAGGTATTCAGATCCCGGCGGAACAGAGCGTGCCCGGCATCGACATCCGGCGCATCCAACTCGAACACGCGTACCGGATACCGACCACAATCAATGCTTTCGCTCACGGCAAGAAAGAAAAAACCATGCGGTTGACCAGTAACCCTCGTTGCGCCTTCGCGGTACATTGCGTCCTGCACGTGGTAGCGGAATTCCTCGATGTGGCGTGCAAAACGGTCCATATCTGCAACCTTTTTCACGTCGACGATCACGTTGTGCTCGTTCAGCCATTTGTCTGGACGAATTCGGCACAACTCACCCGTATCTTCATCGTTCCAGTACATTGATGCTTCGCAGTAACCAGGTGCTTCCAACATCCAGCGTGCCGCTGGGTGAGCCATTGCGCTATCACGCATCAGCTCCAGTTTTCGCCACTGCTCTGCATCAAGTACCGAAATCCCCATATCCGCTACATCACGAAGAAATGCTTCTTCGTCAGCTTTACCTTGTTTCGTCCGACGATCGAACTTTGGTGAAACAATGAAGCGTTTGTCGAATTCTCCAGGTTCCAGAAGCAGACAGTGCAATGCAGTTCCCATATCTAGTGCAGACTTTTTCTCTTCGTCTTCTGGTGCTGCCTGAACCCATTTGAGAAGCGCCGGATTCTTGGCAACCATGTCCAGTTGCGACTTACTCACGCCGTCACCGGCGTGGTAGTCTTCGTTGCTGATGTCGAAATAAATTCCCGGTTTCATGCCGCGTCCCTCTGTCCATCAAGCTGATCTGCCAGATCCCAGCGGGCGATAATTGCCATTGCCTCTCGCCGATAGGCATCCATCAGTTCTTCGAACTCAGGGCTGTCTTTAGCAGCCTCCAGTACTTCCTGACGAACGCCTTTGCCTGTTACAACGTCGAAAGTTGAGGACAGTTGATGAAGTCGGATGCTCTCAATCAGTTCAACTTGTCGGTCATATAGCTGTTCTGACAGGCGGTAGTCCTTGTCGAATGCCAGCATGATTTTTTGAAGATTTTTCTGCTGATTAACGTTCATTATCAGCCCTCCCATATCTCGTTATCGTTGGCCACATCGCGAGCTTCTTTGCTGACGAAAGCCCACTTAATGCCTTCCTGTAAGGTGCGGAATTTCCAGCTCATGAATCCGCATGCAGTAACGCAGTACCAACCGTTGATGATTTTCCACTGCATAACTTGTTACCTCGGTCTGTTACCGTTGAGGTAATAATTATGCGTATTTGGTTTGATGTCAATAGATATGAGTTAAAAAAATTACCCATAAGGTAATCTTGTTGGCAATAAAAAAGCGCCATGAGGCGGCTTACTTACTGAAAACTATAGTTTTATTGTTTGCTTCTTTCGTTCTGGCTGATGACAAATTCAATGTAACTTTCGATCTTTGCCTTCTCTGTTTCGGGTAACAATGCGTAGCGCGAGCGGTCATAGTTGATAGTCGCAGGGTCGTGCGGGTGAATCAGTAATTCATAGCCGTGACGCCCGAATGCGGATGCAACATTCTCCAGGGTGGAAATGGAAACGCTGACTTCATTGTTTAACAGGCGGCTGATTGTCACCTGGGCGACGCCGGATGCGCGGTGTAGTTTTCCCTGCGTTGAAAGGTCGCGGCTTTCGCTCATCCAGCGTTCCAGGTTGTGAGCCGCCAGCTGACCAATGTCGCTTGGGCCGACAGGCTGAAACCCCTCCTGAGAAAGCGAGCGATCGATATCAAGCCAGTTACGGGGTTTATTGGCGGCAGCTTCAATTTTTCGCGCAACCTGGTCGCCGATAACCTTCTTGCCAAGAGCCCAGCGGTTTACCAGATTTGCCTGAGTTCCAAGTTTTTCTGCCATCCGCGTCTGAACACCATTGAATTCACGGTCGATCAAGTCGTTGAGATTTTGCCTGCGGACGTCCTGGATACTTTTCATTTTCTGGAAAATCGCCTCATATATGAATCAGTAGATGATTCAATTTAAAGCAATATTACCCAACAGGTAAATGCACCTCATAGGTAACTATCCTTGATTTTTGTTACCTTATGGGTGAATATTTATTATCTGAAATAAATATCAGGCAATAGCTATGAGCGATAACGGACATTTCGATTTCAAAAAGCACTGGCTTGCACTTACTCCGGATGAGCGTGAAGCCTTCGCACAGGAAGCCGGAACGACGAGTCACTATATCCAGACTCACTTAACAGGTAAGCGCAAAATGCCAGGTAAAGTATTGATGAATGGGCTTTTTAAAGCCTGTAAAACAAGACAATGGCTGCGCTCAAAAGCAGAACTGGCATACTTCTTCTACTCATGATATCCAGCTACAACCCTCTGTAGACCGCCACCCGGCGGTCTTTTCATATCTATTCGTACCTCAAAGGTAATAAAAAACCAAATCTGGTTGATCAAATTTTCCAATTGTGCAAAATATCCAATATCAATAACAAAAAGAGGCGGAAAAATTGAAGATAGTAACCAGAATGGAGGCCGCAAAAGCCGGGTTAAATCGCTATTTCACAGGAAAGCGGTGCCGTCACGGCCATCTCTCTGAAAGGTATGTTCTGAACGGAACATGTGTTGAATGTGCAATGAATAGCGCCAACCGCCATCGTAATGAATTTGCTTGTGCACTAAAGAGTGCAAGAGGGGAAACCTATGGCAAGCAGCTGGATTAAGGTTGAAGTTATCACTCCTGATAAACCTGAAATTTTTCAGATAGCAGAAATTCTGGGTATTGATCCAGATGCTGTTCTTGGAAAGCTGGTTCGTATATGGGCATGGGCTGACCAGCAAACAATAGACGGTAACGCTGGCAGCGTTACAAAAGGAGTACTTGATAGACTCGCTTTTATTACAGGATTTGCTGACGCCCTCATTAGCGTCGGATGGCTTGCTTATCATGACGGCAAACTAATTCTTCCAAACTTTGAGCGACACAATGGAGAATCATCGAAAAAACGTGCACTTACGAATAGAAGAGTGGCAGAGCATCGAAAACGAGTAACGCAAAAAGTAACGCCAACAGCGTTACAAAAGGAGTTACCAGAGGAAGAGGAAGATATATATAAAACCCCACACATAGCACACGCGCGCGAGAGTGATCCGACCAGTGAAGCGAACGGTACGCCGTTGCAGGTGGCAGAACCTGCATTTCTGGATGGCCTGAGTGAACCTATTGGGAAATTTCCGATGACCGATGGCTGGCATCCGTCGCCGGATTTTCGACGGCGTGCTGCGCTGTGGGGAACGGCCCTGCCGGAACCGGAATTTACACCTGCTGAACTTGCTGCATTCCGGGATTACTGGATGGCTGAGGGCAAAGTGTTCACGCAGGTTCAGTGGGAACAAAAATTCGCCAGGCACGTAAATCATATCAGGGGAAAATCAAAAAACGTCGGGAAAAGCGATGAGCTTGACTGGAATAACACTGACTGGATAGAAGGGGTGTGGGATGAAATCAACTCCAGAACTTCTCAATGAGTACGATCGCTTACGTGAGCATGGTGTTGCTGTGCATGAAGAGCGGCGTGACAGCAATGGCAAAAAGGAGCAGGTCGCTAGAATTTTCAATGAACTATTTGTCCAGTTACAGGCTGCATTTCCTGCAAGCGTTTCGACCATAAGGGAGCAGAACAAACTTAATGAATTCCGTAAGCAATGGATGCTTGCGTTTCTGGAGAATGGGATCACTACAATGGAACAGGTTAACGCTGGTATGCGCCACGCCCGCGCCAGTGAGTCTCCGTTCTGGCCGTCGCCAGGGCAATTCATCAAGTGGTGTAAAGACAGCAAGATGGTTCTTGGCGTCACCATTGACGATGTGATGGCGGAGTTTCACCGGTACAGCAAGGAAAAAAGTTTATATCCTGGTGGTCCCGAAAGATTCCCGTGGCGACATCCGGTTATGTACTGGGTAGTATGTGATACCCGCCGTGCAATGTATCAGCGCCAGCTTAGCGAGATTGAGGTTGAGAAACACGCGCGCAGGTTGCTCGATGATTGGGCGAAAAAGGTGGCTTCCGGACAGCAGATACCCGATCCGGTGATCAGCATACAGGCAAAGCCAGAACCCATGAGTACACCTCCGGACACAGGGAGAGACGTTTACCATCCACCAGGGCGAAGTTTCGGGTGCATGCCTAACGCCGCCACCCTGGGTGGAATAACACCGGCACAGTGGCTGATGGAGGAATACAGGCGGGGAAAGGCGGCAGGATTTATCAAGTAATACCAGCGCGATAGCGCATTTTTTTACTCCTAAATGATTACCTGTCGGGTAATAAAATATACTAAAATCTATTGATTTCGTGTCTTATGTGGTTTTTAATTACCTCAGGGGTAAATCATGAGAAAACAGATACAGGCTCTTGGTCGACTCAAAACAGGTCAGATGAACAAAACAGAATCTGCGTATTGCCAGCACCTTGAGCAGCGTAAACGTGCAGGGGAAATCGCCTGGTATCGATTCGAGGGTCTCAAGCTGCGGTTAGCTGACAACACGTTCTATACGCCCGATTTTGCTGTGATGCTCGCCACCGGCGAGATGGAACTGCACGAAGTGAAAGGTTTCTGGACCGATGACGCTAGGGTGAAAACCAAAGTCGCCGCAGATCAGTATCCGTTCCGAATCATCGGGGTAACGGTTAAGCCAAAGAAAGCAGGTGGTGGCTGGAACATCGAAGAGTTCTGAATCGACGATCTTTTTAGTTATCAATGTAATCAATAAGTTATGTGGATAAGCGAGGGTAAAGATGGAAAGTAATATCAAAGGGTTAGTTGCCGCCGGGCATGAGATGGCTTCGGAACTGAAAGCAGAATGTGGTGCCGTTGATATGCGCAGTGTGGCAAAGCTGATCAGCGATTTGGCAACGCAACTGGAAGTGCAACTGGTGCGTGCTAATGCGCTGGCAGCGGAGAATGCGGGGCTGAAGTCTGGCGATATGGACGAAATCAAGGTTATCAACCGTGGAGGGCAGGCATATTGCGTAAAAGATGGAGTGCAAGTTAATCCCATGTATGCAAGATGGTGGAATGACTATCGAGCAAAGTCTCTGCAATCAGACACCCCAGCCACCGATGCTTTCCTGGATGAAGTACGGGCGCAGGGGGTTGAGATGATGCGCGAACATCCATCAATCAAACTTTGCTCTTTGACGCACATATGTGATGAGTTAGCCGCCCAGCTTCGCAAAGGAGGCAACCAGTGAGCATCGTTCAGCGCTGCCGAGCAGAAAACACTTTTAATTTGGTTTCCATGTCTGGCGGGAAAGACTCACTGGCGCAATGTTTGTATGCCATAGAAAACGATATACAGCATGAGCGCGTGTTTGCTGACACGGGGCACGAACACCCACAAACGATGGAGTACCTTGACTATCTGGAACAAAAGCTGGGACCAATTCGCCGCGTAAAAGCCGACTTCACTCGCCAGATAGAAGGTAAGCGCAAATTCATTGCTGAAAAATGGCCAGTATCTCTTGTTGCAGAGTGCGGAATGACTCCTGATGAAGCAGCGGAACGTGTTGCTCGTGCGCTGGAAATCCTCCACCCAACCGGAAATCCATTTCTTGACCTGTGCATGTGGAAAGGTCGTTTCCCGAGCACTAAAGCGCGGTTCTGTACATTCGAACTGAAACACGAACCAGTGCGCACTCAGGTGGTGCAACCTGCGCTTGATGAATATGACGAAGTTATCTCCTGGCAGGGTGTGCGTGCTCAGGAATCGCCATCGAGGGCACGCCTGCAAGTGTGGGAGGAGGATGCGGACAATACCCCAGGATTGCATGTCTATCGTCCGATTCTCAACTGGCTACATGAGGATGTTTTCGCTATTGCCAGGCGTCACGGGATTAAACCAAACCCACTCTACCAACAAGGATGCAGACGCGTTGGGTGTATGCCATGCATTCATGCCAGAAAATCTGAACTGGCGGAAATTTTTCAGCGCTGGCCAGAGGAAATCGCCAGAGTGGCAGAGTGGGAACGATTAGTTGCAGCCTGCTCTCGCCGCGGCAACTCAACGTTTTTCCCGTCAACTCATGACCCACGCCGGGCAGAACGTCGCATAGATGTAGTTACCGTAGACAGCTACGGAATCGAAACCTATCGCGACTGGGCAATGACAACCCGAGGTGGCGCTCAATTTGACCTACTGGCGAGCACGAACGATAAGACGGTGTGCAGCAGTGTTTATGCCGGTGTATGTGAATGATCGTCGTAAACGCTGATATCACAGAAAATTTAACAGGAGGCAACCAGTGAGTGAATTTAACTATCAGGCACTGCGTGAGATAGCAAAACAGGCAACACAAGGCGAATGGGTCGCATTTATTTCGTCGGGTACTGGTACATATGCGGTGCATACACCCGGTGATAAACGATGTGAAGACGTTATCAAATGGACCGGCTTTGATGGACAGGAAAACGCAGAGAATAACGCGCGTTATATCGCAGCTTTCAACCCTGAAGTAGTGCAGGCGTTGCTGGATGAACGGGAAAGAAACCAGCAATACATCAAACGCCGTGACCAGGAGAACGAGGATATTGCGCTAACGGTAGGGAAGCTGAGAGTTGAGCTTGAGGAAGCAAAATCAAAACTCAACGAGCAGCGTGAGTATTACGAAGGTGTTATCTCGGATGGAAGTAAGCGCATAGCAGAACTGGAAGCGCGGGAAATAAAACCAGCCAAAGGTGAAGTTCTGGTCGTTGTATCTGGTTTTACTGGTTGCGGAAAAAGCGCCATTGCCGGGGAAATAGAAATCGCGATGAAGGCTATTGGTGTACCGGTTAAGTGGACTAATGGCGATGCAGAAAAGCGCATGACTGGCGCTGACTGGCTGACTGCGATTGAGATGTACAAACCAACTGTGCGCATCGTGGAAGTTAATGTGCCACGCGCCCCTGGCATTCGCATCAAAGGAGGTGAGTAATGCGTGTGGCATGTATCGGCTTGTTACCGTACCCGACTCGTTTTTGGGCTTCTGCGCTAATTGCAAAGCCACATGTCCTGATGGCTGACAACATCATCCCGGCACCAAAGCGCCGCCATACCGGTATTGCAGCGGCACGACGAGCAGCAAAGAGACGCAGGAGAGCAAAGCGATGAAAAACCGTAAAGCAAAGATTCTGTTAGTTCGTAGAAACGCTCCTGGCGTCTGGCAGTGGGTGAGACTCAGCAACCGACGGATGGGGTTGATGAAATATTACGGGATGATGGATTGTGGTTTTGCAAAAGCCCAGCGCGGCGCAAAACCGCTGGAAAAACCACTTGCGCACTAAAGGAGAGTGATATGGCTATCGCTGCAAGTTACACCATGCATCTCTATTGTGATTGCCTCCAGTGTACAGATGGCAAATATAAGTCGCCAGACTTCGGTGAGTATATAGGTACGTCATGGGCTGGCTGTGCAAAAGAGGCGCGCAAGGATGGCTGGCGAATAAGCAAAGACAAAACGCGTGCTTTTGCGCCCGGGCATAAAGTTTTGAGGATTAACAAATGACCACTATAACCAAAGAGCGACTGCTGACAATCAAGCAGTGGCGCGAAACATACGGACCTGGTAGCAACGTTGTACTGCCAGCAGAAGAAGCGGAAGAACTGGCACGAATTGCTCTGGCAGCGCTGGAAGTCGAGCCGATAGGTTTCCGTTGCAGGCGCAATGATAACCTTGGTGACTGGAGTTACGTATATCATCGAGAGCCAGATGATTTTGAGCGCAAACATTTAGTGATAGAGGGTATTTACGCCGCCCCTCCAGCGCAAGTAGTACCGGAAGAAAAACCAATGCCTAATCCTCTTAGCATGTACGCGGTTGATGCGGTTGCCGCTATTGCAGAGGTAAGAGGCTGGAACGCCTGCCGCGCCGCCATGCTTCAGTCCGGAAACTTTCGGGAAAATAAGAATTCGTCAACCAATAATTTTCGGGAAATCGCGGAAACGTCAACCAACTATCCGGTAATTCCTAGTGAGGTGTTGTCCGCAATCCTGAAGGTTGCCAAGATTCGTGCCGATTTCGATGATTTTGACGGTGACAGGCGAGGTATCGGTGATTGTCTGGATGAGGCTGAGCAAGAGCTTATCGTTACCATTAACAAATATGCCAGTCAGTTGGCAGCAGAACCGATAGCGACTAATGACGTTCGAGAGCAAACAGCCGTTCCGCCAGTTCCTGTAATACAGGCTGATGTCGCGCAGGCAATTGAAAAACTCAAACGGAAATTAGTGGAATGCAATCGCTATAACTACTGCGCAGATGCAGTTAAGGGCGTTGAGTATGCCTGCCACGCTGCCATGCTTCAGGGTAGCCAACCTGTAAGTAATCATGAAGAGTTGCCGCTTGATTATCTCCAAGGTCAAAAAGATGGTCTTGAATGGGCTGCGCAGCTTGCAGAAGCAAATCACCCACAAACTGGCGACTGGCTTTACGATGACCCGCTGGAGCTGGCTAAAGCTATCAGAAAAGGTCCTGACATGCCCGAATTCGATGGACCAACTCCGGTAACTCCGGATGGTTGGATAAGCTGTAGTGAGCGAATGCCGGAAGAAACGGGTGACATTATTGTTGTTTCGGATGGCATTGTAATGTCCGGGATTTCTTATTCTCGTCGTGACGGGTTCTATATAGCCGCATTGGAGTACGACGACGATGAACCAATTGGCGGTGTAACCCACTGGATGCCACTACCAGAACCGCCGCAGGAGGTGAAGTGATGGACTCCTTCGCGAAATATACGATTATTGACTGGATAGCATTCCTTCAGGTTTTGCTCATCTGGTTTTATATGGCTTACAGGAGTGGACAGTGGATTGTCAGTGTAGCCTGTAGCAAGGGATGGCGTTGGTGGAACCGAAAGAATAAAAAAGCACTGGCATTGGATTCGTTTTACGAAGCATTCAATCTTAACAGCCTTCAGCCTGGTTCTGTCATTGTAGTCACCACTCAAAGTGGCATGACCATTCAGATTCATAAACCAAAAGAGGAAAAATGATGTGGCCTATATGTGTTAATTGCGGACGGATGTGCCTATCTGGATGGTGCCGAAAGTGCGACAAATGCACGAAGCAAAGACAATCACACATCCCCACTTCGGCGATAAACCGGTAAAGGTATACGCGATAAAGGTAAATATTGATGGCTAAATCAGCAGCAGAGCGCAAAGCCGCTCAGAGAGCCAGACAAGCTGCATCTGGTGTGCGTAAGCTGGAGATTGTGCTTGATGCTCAGGAAATTGAAATGCTGGAGCGTAACTGCGCCGCCCGGCGCCCTGGTCGAGATCCCTATGAAATGGCCGAGTACATCGCGCTGCTGATCCGCCAGGATGATGCCCGGGTGCGCGGGCGTATAAAATCGATCAGCAGAAAACGTTGCGGTAAGTGCGGCGAGAGAGTTCCAGTTAATTCATGCCCGTGTAATGGTGACTCGCAATGCTGGGTGACCAAAGGCTGGCATGAAACGAAATTAATAGTGTGACATGTCACGAAGGTGTTATGCCAAAAATACGCTACGACCTTGAAGATATGAGAGATAACTCAGCTAATTTTCCGAAAGAGGTTAAATTTCTCATGCATAAGTATGGTTGCGCCAGGAGGGATATAGTTATCGACAGTCAGCACCCTTGCGGCGAGGATGTAATTTTCATTCGCGGTAAATGGAAAGGGTATCTTGACGAGAGTTTTTACGATGAATTTGATGGACTTTGAATACTGCCGCCAACTATGGCGGCTTTATTTTGCATGGTACTATTACCACAACGGTAACTATTACCACGGTGGTTATGATGCCTGCTGAACCTAAAACCTATAAACGCAAATCAACGCAATTTAAGCCACTAACAGCAATGCAGGAGGCTTATTGCCAGTCATACATCAAAACGCCTGAAAATCAGACTCAGGCTGCGATTAACGCAGGATTCTCCCCAAATACAGCGGCAGTTAAAGCCAGTGTCATGATGCGCGATGAACGCATTCAGAAACGGATTGCCGAGTTGATGGAGGAGCGCAACAAACGAATGCGCGTCAGTGCTGATTACGTTCTCATGCGCCTGGTGGAGATCGACCAGATGGACGTGATCGACATCCTCAACGACGATGGGAGCCTTAAGCCAATCCGCGAGTGGCCGAAAATCTGGCGCACTACGCTTAGCGGCTTTGATCTGTCATCGACCATCATGAACATGAACGAGGATTCGATAGAGACAATCCTCAAAAAAATTAAATGGCCTGACAAGGTGAAGAACCTCGAACTGATTGGTAAGCACGTCGACGTCAACGCATTCAAAGAACGCCTGGATGTTAATGTGAATGTGACAATTGCTGATCGCATAGCAGCAGCCAGGAAGCGACTCAAAGAACGTCAGGATGGTAATCAGTGACAGATACAGCGTTATCTCCTGAAGAGCAGTTAATCGAGGATATTGCAGGGTTCACTCACGATCCGCTTGGCTATGCCCTCTATGCGTTCCCGTGGGGGGAAGAGGGGACTGAACTGGCACATGCTACCGGCCCACGTCAGTGGCAGGCTGATGCGTTCCGAGAGATACGTGATCACCTGCAGAATCCAGAGACGCGCTATCAGCCGCTTATGTTGGCACGCGCTTCTGGTCACGGTATTGGTAAATCCGCATTCATCTCAATGCTGATCAACTGGGGCATGTCCACTTGCGAGGATTGTAAGGTCGTGGTGACCGCCAACACCGACAACCAGCTACGAACGAAGACCTGGCCGGAAATTATCAAGTGGTCGAACCTTGCTATCACGAAAGACTGGTTTACCTGTACCGCTACCGCGATGTACAGCAATGACCCTGGGCACGACAAGCGGTGGCGGGCTGACGCAATACCCTGGTCTGAGCACAACACTGAGGCATTCGCCGGACTACACAACGAGCGCAAACGCATCATCGTGGTATTCGATGAAGCGTCGAACATTGCGGATCTGGTGTGGGAAGTTGCTGAGGGTGCGCTTACGGACGAAGACACTGAGATTATCTGGGTGGCGTTCGGAAACCCTACACGTAACACCGGGCGTTTTCGCGAATGTTTCCGCAAATATAAACACCGCTGGAAAACTGCGCAGATTGACAGCCGGACGGTGGAAGGCACTAACAAACAGCAGTTGCAGAAATGGGTTGATGACTACGGGGAAGACAGCGACTTCGTTAAAATCCGTGTGCGCGGCATATTCCCGGATGCATCTGAATTGCAGTTTATCCCTACCGGCCTTACTGACGAGGCAATGAAACGGGTGGTAACCGCTGCGCAGGTTGCACATGCTCCGGTGATAATCGGCGTTGACCCGGCATACTCCGGCGTTGATGACGCTGTGATATACCTGCGGCAGGGGCTGCACAGTAAGGTGCTGTGGACTGGCAACAAGACCACTGACGATCTGATTATGGCGAAGCGTATCGCTGACTTTGAAGACCGGTACCAGGCTGACGCAGTGTTCATCGACTTCGGTTACGGAACTGGTCTGAAGTCAATCGGTGATGGCTGGGGTCGTACATGGCAACTTGTTCCGTTCGGTGGCGCGTCTACTGACCCGCAGATGCTCAACAAGCGTGGGGAGATGTTCAACTCATGCAAGACATGGCTGAGGCTGGGCGGCATGCTGGATGACCAGGAAACAGCGGACGACCTGTCTGCGGCAGAGTACAAAGTTCGAGTGGACGGTAAAATCGTTATCGAACCGAAGGAAGATATCAAGGAGCGGCTTGGGCGTTCTCCTGGTAAAGGCGATGCGCTACTGCTGACGTTTGCGTTCCCTGTGTCGAAGCGTCTGCGAATTCCCGGGCAGCAGAACCAGCAAGGCAAGGCCATCACAGATTACGATCCATATGCTTAATCCGCTGGTGGGGATAATGTCGTTGATATCCTCTGATGAGGATAAAACAAAGCCAGCTCATCGGCTGGCTGTTTGTGACATGTCACGGTGTTACTTAATGGCATTAAATCCAGCGTTGATGGCTTCCGCAATATTGATGGCACTTGTTTTATCGAAGTGCCCATTCTGAATAAGCGCCGCATGCAGGCATTGTAACTTCATGTTGTATAAGTGTTCGCTCATGTAATCATTATCACTTTTTGCTTTAGCGTAAACAGCGCGAGAAATATCAAAAACATCGCCTTTTTCCATTTCAGAACGTTGTGCTGTTATCCAGTCATGGAACGTAACGCTAGTACCATGGTCTTCGCTAAGAGTTAACCCGGCCAGTCCCTCACTCTGAATTACTTCGTAATGCATTTCATTACCAGCAAAAACGCCATAAAAAATGCAGTCTTCAGCCTGAACGATACGAGAATATTTTAATGGCCATTCATTTAGATACTTAGCCAACATATCAATTGTCTTCATGATCTCACCTTAAAAAATGCCCGGCGAACCGGGCGAACTGGAAGCAATGAGTTATGCCTTCCGTGGCTGTACGGGTTTACAGCATGAAGTCATCGCAATGGCGTCCTGCTGTAAAAAGGGCGGTGATAGTCCTTCAAGGGAAACTATCACCGCCAAGCGCCTGGAACTTCTGGCATCACGGTCCTTAGGCGTGATTCTGGCGTGGCATGCAGGATTCGAACCTGCGACCAACCGCTTAGAAGGCGGTTGCTCTGTCCAACTGAGCTAATGCCACAACGCTGAGAGCACTTAGCCTGTTAAGGCGCCACACTTTGTCGCGGCTCCATAAATGCTCTCATCGTTGTACCCTCGTCTCTTCCGAGGCGTCACACCGAATCGCCGGGATGGTGAATCCCCGTGCGCGGAATAAAACCGCTCGACTTGCACATTCCGGCTACCTGGTTCGTTTGCCCGAGCAAGGGAGGGTGCCCCTTAAACGTATCCAGACCGCTATCGTAGCATGTGCCATACGCCGTACTGCTCAAAATAAAAGCTCACTCCACCTGTTCAATTTAACGACAAGCCAGTCAGGTTAGTAACCGGAATGAACTCTTTGGTTACCTGAAAGGTAATAATTTGTGCGTTAAATGTCAACTATCTACGATAAATAAATCATATATGGTTAAATTGGTAATAATTTAATTGCGTACGGAGTCATTGATATGTGCATGGGTAGCTCACCGTCAGTGCCTGCAACACCAGAAGTTCAGGCAGCACCACAGGAGCAGGATGCCGCCGTTGTTGATGCCCGCGACGAAGAAACTCGTCGCCGTCGCGCTGCTGCTGGTCGTAGTTCTACGCTGCTTACCGGTTCTCAGGGCGACACATCAACCGCTAATACCAGCGGTAAAACGCTACTTGGTCAGTAACCGGAGTCATTGAAATGGCGGAAACAACCAAAGAGCGATTGAACAAACAGTTCGCACAACTTGAAAGCGAGCGTCAGTCGTTCGAGCCGCACTGGCGCGAGTTGAGTGATTACATCAACCCGCGTGGTTCCCGCTTTCTGACTTCTGAGGTCAACCGTAACGATCGGCGCAATACACGCATTATTGATTCGACCGGGACTATGGCGGCGCGCACTCTCGCCAGCGGCATGATGTCAGGCATCACAAGCCCCGCGCGTCCGTGGTTTCGCCTGGCTACGCCAGATCCTGAAATGATGGATTATGGCCCTGTTAAGTTGTGGCTTGAGGCGGTGCAGAACCGCATGAACGATATGTTCAATAAGTCGAATCTCTACCAGTCGCTGCCGCAGTTATACGGAAGCCTCGGCACATACAGCACTGGTGCAATGGCAGTGCTGGAGGATGACGAGGACATCATTCGCACAATGCCATTCCCGATAGGCAGTTACTACCTGGCTAACTCACCTCGTGGCAGTGTGGACACCTGTTTTCGCAAGTTCTCTATGACTGTTCGTCAGCTTGTTCAGGAGTTCGGGCTAAATAACGTCAGCGAATCCGTAAAAAGCATGTGGGAAAGCGGCACCTACGAGAAGTGGATTGAAGTGATGCATTCGGTTTACCCGAACATTGACCGCGATACATCGAAGCTGGATAGCAAGAACAAGCCATTCAAATCGGTTTATTACGAGGTTGGTGGCGATAACGACAAGTTGTTGCGTGAGTCCGGATTCGATGAGTTTCCAATTATGGCTCCGCGCTGGGAAGTTAACGGCGAAGATGTTTATGGATCATCATGCCCTGGTATGCTGGCGCTTGGACCTGTTAAGGCATTGCAGCTTCTCCAGAAGCGCAAGTCGCAGTTGATTGATAAAGCCACCAATCCGCCGATGGTTGCTCCGACTTCCCTCAAGAATCAGCGCGCCTCCCTTCTTCCTGGCGACATCACGTATATCGATCAGATACTGGTCAGGATGGCTTCAGGCCTGCTTATCTGGTTAACCCCAGTACAGCAGATTTGGTGGCAGACATTCAGGACACTCGTCAAATCATTAACAGCGCCTACTTTGTCGATCTGTTCATGATGTTGCAGAACATCAATACCCGCTCGATGCCTGTTGAAGCGGTGATCGAAATGAAAGAAGAAAAACTTCTGATGTTGGGGCCGGTTCTGGAGCGTCTGAACGACGAATGTCTTAATCCTCTCATTGACCGCGCTTTCTCGATGATGGTGCGTAAAAACATGCTGCCGCCACCGCCTGACGCGATGGAAGGTATGCCCCTGAAGGTCGAATACATTTCCGTCATGGCTCAGGCGCAGAAGTCTATCGGCCTGTCCAGTCTGGCGTCTACGGTCAACTTCATTGGTCAACTTGCGCAAGCGAAACCAGAAGCTCTCGACAAACTCAACGTTGATCAGGCGATCGATGCATTCGCTGATATGTCCGGAGTGTCTCCAACCGTCATTGTTCCGCAGGAACAGGTTGAGCAGGCTCGCCAGCAACGGGCACAGCAGCAACAGCAGCAACAAATGATGGCGATGGGAATGGCGGCGGCACAGGGCGCCAAGACGCTAAGCGAAGCTAAAACTTCGGATCCGAGTGTTTTGTCAGCTATGGCGAATGCAGTTAGTGGTCAGGGTGGGCAATCACAATGACAGATTACGAAGATGATCAACTGAAAGAAGAAAACGCCCGTAAGCAACGTGACATGGCACAGCGTGAAATTGATGACATTCGCTTTGTCATGAGCAGTGAACAGGGGCGTCGCGTTGTCTGGTCGGTGCTGGAGAAAGGCCGTGTGTTTTCCGCTATCTCACCGATGGACGCTATGGCAATGGCATTTAATGAGGGGCAACGCAATCTGGCGCTGGAACTGTTTCAGCGCGTTATGGCGCATTGCCCTGAACAGTATTTGAAGATGGCCAAAGAGGCCAGTGAACAGGAGTGATCATGAATTTATTTGAGCGTTTGCTGTATCGCCGTCTTTGCAATGAGCAACCAGTCGATGGTGGAGCAGCTCCGGCTGCGTCAGAACCGTCAGCGCCTGCAGGTGATAACCCTGCTCCAGTTGGTGATCCATCACAATCGGAAGGTGATAAGCCACAACCTGTTGCTGATGGCGATAAACCTGCTGATGACAAAAAGCCTGAAAACGATAAGCAGGATGAAAAAAAGGACGGCGATAAACCAGAGGGTGCGCCTGAGAAGTACGAGTTTCAGGCTGCCGAAGGCGTAGAGCTGGATACAGAAGCGTTGAAGGAATTCGAGCCGGTGGCGCGAGAACTTAACCTGACCAACGAGCAAGCGCAAAAGCTGGTTGATGCTTATCCGAAGATTCTGGCAGGTGTGCAGCAGCGCCAGGCAGAAGCCTGGCAGAAAACAACCGAGCAGTGGGCTGCTGATGTAAAAGCTGACAAAGAAATCGGTGGCGACAAGTTGATTTCTAACCTTAGCGCCGCACAGCGTGCGCTTGACCAGTTCGGGACACCTGAACTCAAAGAATATCTGAACACCACCGGGCTGGGTAATCACCCTGATCTGGTCAAAACGTTCGTGAAAATCGGAAAGGCGATGTCTGAAGATGGCATGGTCACCGGTGGTAATGAAGGCCAGCGTAGTGCGGCCGAAGTGCTCTATGGCAAATAAGAGAGGAAATGACAATGGCTGTTAAAGGCTTAACTGCGCTAACGCTGGCTGACTGGGGTAAGCGCGTCGATCCAAACGGGAAAGTCGATAAGATTATCGAGCTTCTCGGTCAAACTAACCCGATCCTTCAGGATATGCCTTTTGTCGAAGGGAACCTTCCTACCGGACACCGAACCACCATTCGTTCTGGTTTACCTTCAGCTACCTGGCGTTTGCTGAACTATGGTGTACAGCCAAGCAAATCAACCACAGTGCAGGTCACCGATTCCGTTGGCATGCTGGAAACCTATGCTGAAGTCGATAAGTCACTGGCTGATCTGAACGGTAATACCGCCGAATTCCGCCTGTCTGAAGACCGCGCATTTATTGAAGCGATGAATCAGCAGATGGCGCAGACACTGTTTTATGGTGATTCCAGCGTTAACCCTCAGCAGTTTATGGGACTGTCCTCCCGCTATTCCAGCCTGTCTGCGGGTAATGCTCAGAACATCATTGATGCTGGTGGCACGGGTACAGATAACACCTCAATCTGGTTAGTGGTGTGGGGCGAAAACACCGTGCATGGCATCTTCCCGAAAGGGCAGAAGGCTGGCATCCAGATGGAAGATAAAGGCCAGGTGACACTGGAAGATGCGAATGGCGGCAAGTACGAAGGCTACCGTACCCATTACAAATGGGACAACGGACTTGCTCTGCGTGACTGGCGTTATGTTGTTCGCATTGCAAACATCGATGTCAGAAATCTTTCAGAACCTTCCTCTGCCGCAAATATTGCGAAGTTGATGGTTAAAGCACTGCATCGCATTCCAAATCGTGGCATGGGTCGCCCGGTGTTCTACATGAACCGCACTGTAGGCCAGGCTCTTGATCTGCAATCTCTGGAGAAAACATCTCTGGCGATCAGCGTAAAAGAGACAGAAGGCGAGTGGTGGACTTCATTCCGTGGTGTACCAATCCGTGAAACTGATGCGCTTCTGGAAACAGAAGCCCGCGTGGTGTAACGCCTGTTATTAACCTGTGGGTCGTAACAGACCCACTAATGGAGAAAGAAGATGATCACCGACAAACTGTTGATGTTCTCCGAAGCTCAGGCGGTTACGAATACCGCGGCTTCTACTGACGTAATCGATCTCGGTCCAATTGATGGAAACCGTCGCGATATCGGTGTGGGTTACCCGCTTGAGTTTTGGGTGCTGGTTAACGAAGCCGCCACGGCAAGTGGTGAGGCAACTGTAAACATCCAGTTGCAGACGAGTGAGAATAACAGCTCTTGGACCACTATTTATGATAGTGGTGCGTTGGCAAAGGCCACCCTGACAGCAGGTAAGCGAGTTGTTTCTGCAAAGGTGCCAGCCGGTGTTCAGCGATATCTGCGTGTTAACTACTCCGTCGCAACTGGCCCACTAACGGCCGGCAAATTCACTGCGGGTATCAGTCTGGATGTTGATGCCAATACGCCGTACCCGATCCGCTCAAAAGTAACTGGTTAAGGTGATATCGATGTCAGGTGAGAAACCAAGATACCGCGTTCTGCGCCTCTCTCATATCCATAACACACTGTGGCCGGAGGGGGCAGAAATCGAATACGAAGGTGAGCCTGGTAGCGCACTGGAACCTGTTAACGATGCAGCCAGACAGGCAAAAGCAAAGGTAGCAGGAAAGGTGTCTATGGCAGCAACCAGCACCAAAATCATCAACGATGTGTCAGATGATGGTGAACTGGATAAGCTCCGTGAAGAGTACGAATTGCTCTTTAACGAGAAGCCACACCATAACGCTAAAGCCGAAACGCTCCGCGAGAAGATCGCAGATAAGCGTAAAGAACTGGGCGTGTAAGCCTCGCGAATCCGACAAGGGGCTTCGGCCCCTTTATTGCAGGAGTGTATATGGAACTCGTAAACCTCAAAACCGGCACTGACAGCTACCAGGATGAGAGCGGAGAAACCAGAACTCGCGATGAATACCCGTGGGGGCTGTGCATCACTCTTAATAACGACACATTGAATAAGCTGAAGGCGCAACCTCAGGGCGTCGGAACAGAAGTGATGATAACTGCAAAGGCTGTTATTCGAGGCCTGTCTGCCAGAGAAACTAACGATGGCGTTAATCGCAGCGCCGATCTGCAGATCACTGATATGGCGATCGCTCCTGTTTCCGGGGATGTAGAAAAATCAGCGGCTGAAACTCTGTACGGTAACGGAGGTGAGTGATGGCCTCTGTAGTAGAGATCTGTAATCGTGCGCTGTCCAATATTGGCAACAGCCGCAGCATTAACAGCCTGACGGAAGCCAGCAAGGAAGCGGGGGAATGTTCGCTGCACTTTGAGGCCTGTCGTGATGCTGTGCTTTCTGATTTTGACTGGAACTTTGCTACCAAACGCGTGGCGCTTGCAGATACGAGCAATCCACCGCCTGACTGGGAATATGCTTACCAGTACCCGTCCGATTGTCTGCGCATTACTGAAATTATGCTTCCTGGTGTACGTAATCCAACAGCAGCAATGCGCGTTCAGTACGAAGTTGGTGCAGACACCAACGGAACAGGAAAATTGATCTACACAGACCAGCCGCAGGCATGGCTCAAGTATGTCTCTCGCGTTACAGATGTGAACATGTTTGATGCCATTTTTATGGAGGCGCTGGCCTGGCGTCTTGCGGCAGCTATTAACATGGCGCTGACTGGGAATGCAGACCTCGGTACGTTTGCCCTCAATATGTACAATCGCGTGATTCTTAGTGCTGGCTCGCATAGCCAGAATGAATCACAGGAACCACAGCCACCGGTTGATGAGTTTACCATTGCGAGGTTGTCCTGATGGCTATCAGTTGGATCCAGCCCAGCTTTGCCGGTGGTGAGATTGGACCGTCGTTGTACGGGCGTATTGACATGGCGAAGTACCAGGTGGCATTGCGCAAGTGCGATAACTTTATCGTGCGGCAGTATGGCGGCGTTGAGAATCGACCTGGTACGCGTTTTGTCGGTGCCGCCAAATACCCAAATCGTAAATGCCGTCTGATCCCGTTCCAGTTCTCGACGGTTCAGACCTATGCTCTGGAGTTCGGACACCTGTACATGCGCGTTATCAAAGATGGTGCGTTGGTGCTGAACAGCAGCAATGTTATTTATGAAATTGCCACGCCATATACTGAAGCCGATCTGTTCCGAATTAAATTCACGCAAAGCGCCGACGTGCTTACGCTGGTTCACCCGGCATACCCGCCGAAAGAGTTGCGCCGATATGCTCATGACAACTGGCAACTGGTTGATGTGGTAACGAAGAACGGGCCATTTGAAGATATCAATATTGACGAGTCAGTGACGGTTTATGCCAGCGCCAGCACCGGGACAATTACGTTAACGGCAAGCGCCTCTATTTTTGGCGCGGAGCAGGTAGGAAAATTGTTCTATCTGGAACAGCCTGCAGTGGATTCAGTGCCGGTATGGGAAACCAGTAAGAGTACGTCGATTGGCGATATTCGCCGTGCAGACAGTAACTACTATCGCGCCGTTACAGCAGGCAAAACAGGTACTTTGCGCCCTTCGCATACAGAAGGCACATCATGGGATGGCTGGGGCGGATCCGGTGATGATGATACTGGCATTGAGTGGGAATATCTGCACAGTGGTTTTGGCATTGCCCGTATCACTGCTGCAAATGGAACTACTGCAACTGCCGAGGTGATTTCCTATATCCCTTCGCAGGTAGTTGGCGAGGATAATGCCAGCTATAAATGGGCTAAATATGCCTGGAACAGTGTTAATGGTTATCCTGGCACTGTTGTTTATTATAAACAACGTCTTTACTTCGCCGCATCGACTGCGTTCCCTCAGACTATCTGGGCCAGCCGTACCGGGGATTATAAGGATTTTGGCAAAAGCAATCCTACGCAGGATGACGACAGAATTATCTACACCTATGCCGGGCGTCAGGTTAATGAGATCCGCCACCTGATTGATGTCGGTTCGCTGGTGGCACTGACTTCCGGAGGTGAGTACGTCATCACCGGCGATCAGAACAAAGTGTTAACCCCATCATCATTTGCATTCAGCTCTCAGGGATCAAATGGCTCGAGCAATGTCCCACCAATTGCCGTGGCGAATATTGCTCTGTTCGTCCAGGAGAAAGGCAGTGTTGTCCGTGATCTGGCCTACTCATTCGATGTTGACGGCTATCAGGGGAACGACCTGACCATCCTTGCCAATCATCTTTTTCAGAAGCACAGCATTGTTGACTGGTGCTTCTCTATTGTCCCTTACTCCAGCGCCTTCTGCATTCGTGATGACGGTAAATTACTGGTGATGACCTATTTGCGTGATCAGCAGGTTTTTGCATGGGCACCACAATCCAGTACCGGAAAATATGAAAGCACATGCAGTATCAGCGAAGGCAATGAAGATGCGGTGTATTTCGTCGTTAACCGAACCGTTAACGGGCAAACAGTGAGATACATCGAGCGGCTGTCCAGCCGTTTATTTACCAGCGATGAAGATGCTTTCTTTGTTGATTCTGGCCTTAGCTATGATGGAAGAAATACGTCTGACAGAACGATGACCATCAGTGGTGGTTCTGGTGAATGGGATTACCGTGCGGAATATACAATCAGTGTTTCTGGTGGTGCGTACTTCACCAGTAGTGATGTCGGCGCGCAACTACAGTTCCCTTATACCGGAACTGTTCCTGATACTGGCGATGAAGTGTCAAAAGAATTACGTTGCGACATTATTTCTGTAACCAGCAATACCGCTGTAGTGGTTCGTGCTAACAGGAACGTCCCGCCATCCCTCAGGAATGTGGCCACCACGAACTGGCAGATGGCGCGCCGGACATTTGGAGGCCTGTCTCATCTTGAAGGCCAGACCGTAAACATCCTCTCTGATGCGAACGTGGAACCACAAAAAGTGGTTTCCGGAGGTGCCGTCACGCTGGAATCACCGGGGGCTGTTGTGCACATCGGCCTGCCAATAACTGCTGAATTCGAAACACTGGATATCAACATTAACGGACAGGAAACGCTGCTGGACAAAAAACAGGTGATCCCCTCCGTTACTCTGGTTGTGAATGCCAGTCGCGGCATCTGGGCGACTACCCACGGCGGTAAATGGTACGAATATCCACAGCGTGAATTCGAGTTCTACGATGATCCTGTTGATGACGCTACCGGAAAAGTAGAAGTGAAACTGGACAGTAACTGGGGCAAAAACGGACGTGTAAAAATCCGTCAGCTTGATCCGTTGCCGCTGTCTGTTCTTGCCGTTATTCCTCGCCTTACTGTTGGGGGATTCTGATGATCGATGTTCAAATTATTCCCGCAACCGAAGAGCATCTTCAGATGATTTTGCCGGATGTTCGTCAGGCTGATATTGACGAACTGTATGCGGTATCACTGATGACTACCGAAGATGCGCTGCGTGTTGGTCTGCGTACTGCGACTATGGCCTGGTCAGGATTTGCGAACGGAGAACTGGTAACCATGTTTGGCGTATCTCCGGCGTCAATGATCGGTGGCAATGGTACGCCATGGCTGGTCGGGACCAGCCGTATTGAAAAATATCAGAAGACATTTCTTCGCCACTGCCGACCTGTATTGCAGCAGATGCTGGCAGTTTATCCGCGCCTGGAAAACTACGTCGACGAGCGAAACCATGTTGCCAAAGCATGGCTGCACTGGCTTGGATTCAGGCTTGAAGAAGCCGCGCCTTATGGTGCTCTTGGTCTTAATTTCCACAGATTTCACATGGAGAGAAAATAATGTGCGATCCGGTTATTGCTGGTGGCGCAATGCTCGCCATGAGTGGCATTCAGGCATACACCCAGTACCAACAGGGAAAGTATGCCTCGAAGGTTGCAGAAGCTAACGCAGATATAGCCACAGCTCAGGCAAATGATGCAATAAACAGGGGTAACGCTGAAGCTGAGCAACGGCGCAGAGAGACCCGACAGCGGCTTGGTACACAGGCGGCGACAATGGGGGCGACCGGCGCTGATTTATCTACAGGTAACGCGCTGGATATATTTGGTGACACTGCTCAGTTTGGCGCTCTTGATTCGCTGACGACGGTGAATAACGCGCAACGCGAGGCTTACGGTTATCAGGTTCAGGCTGCCAACTATAAAGTAGAAGCCAGTTCAGCCCGTAAACAGGGGAATGTGGGAGCAGCAACAACATTGCTCACTGCGCCTCTGAAGGCATACGGTGCGTACCAGATGTTTGGTGGGACGTGGAGTCCGTTTACTCAAAGCACTCCTGCGCCAATCGGGGCAGCAGCAGGAACCAGATTACCCGGAGGATTATAATGCCAGTCGTACCAACAGTATCCGGCCGTCAGGTTCAGAGCCGTGGGGTTCAGTCAGCAGGCTTGCAGACGTTTTCTCAGCCAGGTATTGGTGATGCTTTTGTTCGGGCAGGGACAGAGGCAATTGATGTTTTTGGTCAGGCAAAACAGCGTGCCAATATCGCTCTGGCTCAGGAGGCATCTCTTAACCTCAGTCAGATAAGCAGCGATCTGCTGAATAATCCTGAAACAGGATTGCTTAACCTGAAAGGGAAAAATGCTATTGGAAAAGGCCATGAGTATACGCAGCAGTTTGATGCTCAGGTCGAACAACTGGCTATGTCGCTGCCGGATGAACAGGCTCGTAATGCTTTCATGCAGCAGGCGCAGCAGCAGCGCATTCAGTTCACTACGCAGGCCGGGCGACACGAGATAGGGCAAATTAATGCCTACGAAGAAGGCCAGTTTCAGGCGACACTGCTGAACAATGGTAAAAATGCCGCAGCATTGTATGGCGACAACGCCGCATACGTATTGGCTAACAAGCAAACTTTCCAGCAAATTGAGGAGTACGGTGTTGCACATGGCTGGAGCAACGAGCAAATCCAGGCCAAGAAAATCGAGTTTAAAGAGAAGGTTGCTGATGCTGCATTGTCCCAGTGGTCGGCAAACAATGCGACCGCATTCATCCAAAGTAATGGCGAGTTAAGTGATACTGCTGCTGGAGCTCGCCGTGCTGTAGCAGATAGTGACTCTTCCGAGCGTGCCCGTGGCATACGCAACAATAACCCAGGAAATCTCGAATACAGCAAAACTAATCCGTGGGTAGGCCAGACCGGTGATGATGGTCGATTTGCTAAATTCGAAACACCTGAACACGGGATTCGTGCATTAGGGCGGAACCTGATGTCGTATCAGAGGCAGGGTATTGATACCGTCAGCGAGATAATTAATCGCTGGGCACCGCCTGCTGATAAAAATGACACTATGTCGTATATCAAAGCAGTGTGCGAACAACTTGGCGTTTCTGCTGATGAGCCTCTCGATGCATCTAATCCTGATACCCTGAAGGCGCTTTGTGCAGCCATTATCCATCATGAGAACGGTAGCCAGCCATACAGTGATCAGCAGTTAACTGCTGGTGTCAGTGCAGCACTTGGTTTATCAACAATTCCAACCAACACCAAACGCTATACCGGTAATGCAGCATTCGATGCGGCATCTCCTGAGGCGCAGGCAAGTTTTATGCGACAGGCGGATCAACTGCGTCGGCAGCAGCAGGCTGAATATAAAACGATGATTGACAGCCAGGTTCGCGATGCGACAGCTGCGTATATGCGTGGCGTTGAATTTCCTAACCCACCTGGTGAGGCTGATTTTATTGCAGCTTATGGAGTCAGAGAAGGAAACCTGCGATATACCGAGTTCAGAAATACGCAAATCGCCGGACAGTATATAGGCTCTTTCCGCAACATGCCGACAAGCAGCATTACAGCATATGTTGAGCAATTACGCCCGGATACTGGTGAGACAGGGGAGGGTTATGCGGCACGAGCCGCTCTTTATGACAACGTTGTGTCGGCTGCAAGTCAGGTGATAAAGCAGCGACAGGCTGATCCTGTACAGTTCTCTCTTGCCGCCGGACAGGCAAAGCCTATCGACATGAGCAATAAGGATAACTTTGGACAGAGCGTTGCCTTGCGTGCTGCTCAGGTCAGTGACCTTGCTAAGTCATATGGCACTCCACTGACGTTCTTTTCCAAAGACGAGGCCAATCAGATCGGTGTTTTCTTTCGTGATGCGCCCGTTTCCCAACAGGCAGCATATCTCGATACCATCAGGCAGAGCACTGGTGGTGGGCAGGTGTATATGTCAGCACTACAGCAGATCAGTGCCAACGCTCCATCTGCTGCCGTTGCCGGGATACTGATGGATAAGCCAGGTGGTATTTTGGCAGAAAAAAACTGGTTTAATCCGGATGTTTCCGTGTCTCCTGAAACCGCTGCGCAGACAATTCTTACTGGCGCGGCGGCTCGTAAAGGTACTGATGATGCGAAAGGTATTCCGATGCCTAAAGATGCTGATCTTCGCCTTGAGTTTTCTGACATGGTGAAGGATGCATTTGCTGGTGATGCTCAGGGGGCATCAATGGCATACGAGATCGCAAAGGACTATTACGCTGGTGTGATGGCGAAAAAAGGCGTGATATCAGGCGAAATTGACACTGATATCTGGAAGCAGGCTGTTAACGTAGCTACAGGTGGCGTGCATGACTATAACGGAATGGGGAATGTCCTTTTGCCGTGGGGAATGTCTGCAGAGCAATTCGATAAGCAGGTTGATCAGGCTTGGAATGAACAAGTGGTCGGCACCGGGATAAAAACACCGCCTGGTCAGTATGGTTTGCAAAGTTACGGCGATAGTCAGTACCTGGTGAAACTTGGTACTGGTTATCTGCTGAAAGATGATGGTTCTCCTGTTGTTCTTGATCTGACACAGAAGCGTCAGAGATTCTCCGGAGATATTCCGCAATGAGTTACTTTGGCCTTAATCCAGTAAATCAGAATCAGCAACTTGACGAAGCAGCATCAAATCCAGCGGGCTTTAACAGCGATGTTGGTTTTTTCGACAATGCTGTAGGAGCGGCATTGTCTGGTTTGTACTCCGGGCTGGTGGCAAAGCCAGATCAGTTGCTATGGGCAGGGATGGATAAAATCGTATCCCCGATTGCTCAGTTTATTAACGAAAACACCTCGCTCAATGATACTTCAGTTTCATACATTGCCGAGCAGAGAAAACTAGCAGAGCAGCAGGTTAAGCGGCTGACGCCTGATGCCGCGACAACCGGAACCGCCGGGCAGGTTCTTTATGGGTTGTTCGATATGGGCGGGCAGGCTGTTGTTGGTACAACGCTCGGTGGTCCTGTCGGAGGTGCAGCGGCGGTAACTTCGCTACAGGGTTTTTCTGAGTTTGAACGGTTGACAGCACAGGGTGTTGATTTCAGGACGGCGCAGGAAGCGGGATTAGTGCAGGGTATTACTGCTGGTGCCGGAACACTGATCCCTATGAGCCTCGGGTTACGTGCTGGTGGTGCGCTGGCGGAAGGTGTGGCGGCTCAGCTTGCGCGGACGGGTGAGAGTTCAGTGCGACGCGCCGCAGCAACAGCAGTACGTGCAACGCCAGATATTGCCTATGCCGCAGGTACAAATATTGCGTTCGGTATGGCACAGCGTGGGCTTACTGCAAAAACGCTTCGTGATGGTGGCTATAGCGAAATGGCTAACCAGTATGATGTGTTGGATCGACAGGCAATTGCTATTGATGCTGTTCTTGGGGTGGCGTTTGGTGGTGTCGGCAGATTTATTAACTCTCGCGGCGAGTCTACAAGCGCACCAAATTTTTCACCAGTTGATATTGATGCTGCACTGGCGGCGAATGCCGCTCATCATGCTGAAATTGATATTGCTCCCGGCGTTCCGATCAACGTGCTTTCGCGTAATTCGCACATTCAGGCTCTGCGAAAAGCCATGTCTGATGTTAGCCAGGGGAGACCTGTAGACGTTGCCAGCATTGTTGAGTCTGCATCTTTCAGTGAAATTCCTGGGCGCAAGAGTCTGCTATCTCAGGCAGTTAATGAGGCTCTGTCATCTGTAGATGATGGAGTAACGGCGCGCGCTATAGAAAATCGGTTGCTTGAAGAACAGGCCGCGCAGCTTTTGTCGCGTGGCGATAGACAGGTTTACCAGTCTGAAATCGCTAATAGCCAACGAATTATTGAAAATCTCACTGAACAGCGCGCACAAATTCTTGCAGAAGAGCCAACCGGTAGCGGTAAGGCTTTATCTCGTGCTCGATCAGATAAACAGGCCAGACTTCGCGATATTGACCAACGAATCCGGCAGGCACAAGAACGCCTGGAATTTTCTCGTAACGCGTTGGCGCCGCACGAGCCTGGAGGTCAGTTTTTTGAAGCTCGAGCAGAACTGGCACGACGACAGCAGGCAGAAAGTGAACTTAATGCTCAGGCTGTTTCATTCTATAAAACAGCAGAGGTCAGGACGCCAGACGAAGTAGCTCCTTTTGAGCCCGGTAAGATATTGCAACAGACAGAACAAAAAATGATGGCAGATCCGGCAGGAGATATTGATCTGCGTATAGCTGAAGACTCGCTGCTTGAATCTCCGGACATGATAATCACCGTGCTGGATGATGATGGTAATCCACAATCGCGCAGTGCGCGTGAAGTACTGGATGAAGCGAACAGGGAAAGTGAGCAGGCAATACAGGATTCCAGCCTGTTTGATGTCGCTGTGGCGTGTTTCTTGAGAGGTTAAATTAAATGAGACAGGAATGTATACAAGCGGTCCAGCAGGCGGCGCAGCGCACGTTAACGGCGCGAGAAATACAGAACATTGAAGACCGCATTTATCGAAATATGCGCTCCATTGCTCGTGATGACCCGATGTCGTGGAGACAACTTTCCGAATCAGAGCGGCTATATCGTGCAGCACAATTGGCATCTGAAGAATTACAGCGAGAAGCGGCATTAAAGAAACGTCGTGTGGCCCTCACTATAGCCGCACGTCAGAGATTGGATAAATTTATCAATAGCTATCAAGGGGCTGATGGGAAACTTGGCGCTCTTAACCGTACTATTGCTTTTAATGCAGACGGTAAATCGAATTTCCTCTCTGTTGAGTCCAGAACAAAAGCCACTCGTGATTATGCATTGAGTCAATTGCAGGAGGCATTCGAAGCAGTTGATCCTCGCTTTTTTGGTCTGTTTGAAGATGAGGCGGGCGTACGTGACCTGGTATATGAAATGCGAGGGCAAAATACTGGCAATGCTAAAGCAAGAAAAGGTGCTAAGGCGTGGAGAGAAGTGACAGATCTACTGCGCCGCCGGTTTAATGATGCTGGTGGGGACATTGGCTATCTCGAAAACTGGGGGATCCCTCAACATCATTCTATGGAAAAGGTTGGGGCGGTATCAAAGGATAAGTGGGTTAGCGATGTTATAGGTAAGCTGGATCGCAAATATTATATCCGAGCCGATGGACAACTGATGAATGATGCCGAGTTGTCTGCATTTCTTGGAGAGGCTTATAACACGATCGCTACTGGTGGGCTGAATAAGCTTACTGATACCGGAATGCGAATTTCCGGCGCACGTGCTAACCGTGGTAATGCATCACGACAGATACATTTCAAAGATGCAGATTCCTATCTGCAATATCAGCAACTTTATGGCGATCGCTCTCTATGGGAAATCATGGTCGGTCACCTGGAAGGTATCAGTAAAGATATTGCACTGGTGGAAACATATGGCCCAAACCCCGATCATGTTTTCCGCTCTCTTCTTGATCAGGTGAAGGCAGAAACGGCAACAGCTAACCCGAGTAAAACCGGTAAAGTCGAGCGGCTGGCGAACAACACAGAGAATCTGTACAACTTTATTTCCGGAAAGACACAGCCTGTAGCGAATCCGCACATCGCGCGATGGTCTGACAATATCCGCAACTGGCTGGTTGCCAGCAGACTCGGATCCGCGTTGCTATCATCGTTCTCTGATCTTGGAACCATGTATCTGTCTGCGAAGGTGACCAACCTTCCAATGAACCAGTTATTCCGCAACCAGCTTGAAGCTATGGACCCAACGAACCGTACAGAACTTGCGCGGGCGCGCCGCGCTGGTCTGGCGATGGAATCTCTACTTGGCAGCGTTAACCGCTGGGCGATGGATAATATGGGGCCGTCAGTGTCTCGTTGGGCGGCAACGGCTGTAATGCGTGCCAGTGGGCTTACAGCATGGTCAGATGCGCACAAGCGCGCCTATGGCGTAACCATGATGGGAAGCATGGGGGAAGTAGTGTCACGGACACCAGACCTTCGTAGCCTCGATGACTCTGATTTTCGTATCCTGAAAAGCAAAGGGATTACTGACACAGACTGGAGCGTATGGAAGCTGGCGCAACAGGAGGACTGGGGGAACGGTAATAATACGATGCTGACACCGGAAAGCATTATGCGTATCCCTGATTCAGCAGTTAAACATCTTGGTGAGCCTGAACGCGTGAAATTTGAGGCAATGCGTAAACTGCTCGGTGCCGTAACTGAAGAAGTTGATATGGCTGTTATTACACCGGGAGCACGTGAGCAACTGATAACCGGTTCTGGTATTCAGCGTGGAACATGGAAAGGTGAATTAACGAGAAGTGTTTTCCTGTTTAAATCGTTCCCTATCTCGGTGGTTATGCGCCACTGGTCACGCGCTATGGGGATGCCGTCTGCTGGTGGGCGTGCGGCATATATTGCGACGTTTATTGCCAGTACGACCATTCTTGGCGCTTTGTCGCAGCAACTTAACGACCTTGCGTCTGGTCGTAATCCTCGAGATATGACAGGAGAAGATGCCGCAAAATTCTGGCTTGGTGCTCTACTGAAAGGTGGTGGTCTTGGCCTTTACGGTGACTTTTTATTGTCAGATCACACTAGGTACGGAAGCGGCGCGCTGGCGTCGATGCTTGGCCCGGTAGCTGGTCTGGTTGATGACGTAGTGAAGATTGCTCAGGGCATACCGTTAAATGCTGTGGAGGGGAAGAATGAGCAGACTGGTGGTGATCTGGTGAAGCTGGGGAAAGGTTTGATGCCAGGTGCGAATCTCTGGTACTTAAAGGCGGCTCTCGATCATATGATCTTTAACCAGATGCAGGAGTATTTTTCACCAGGCTATTTGCGTAAAATGGAGCAACGTTCGAAGAAAGAGTTTAATCAGACATACTGGTGGCGACCTCAGGATGTCACTCCGCAATAAGGAAGTGTTTTGTTTTTAATTATTTTGAGTGTGATAATTTCTGGTGGGTTGTTATTTATTGACCGCTACAAATATTTTCTTAACCCTCAGACTCAAGCTATTTGCTGGTTCATCTTTGTTGTGCAGGGAATAGTTCTTGTTGCAAGCCTTATTGAGGGGAGGCCTCTGATTTTTACTGGGTAAATAGGTGACTACATGCAAGCGATAGGATTCATTGTTTATATCGTCGTTGGTCTTTTTCAGTTGGCAGCAATTATGGCTGGGCTTGAATCATGGTGGGGATTGCACTGGATAATTGCAGCCCCCATTGCTTTCATCGTGAGCTATATTCCATTTGTTGGAGCGATTGTTGGTATGGTTGGCGCTGTGGATGTATGGCGGTGGGAGTGGTGGCAGGCTGGCCTTCTCTTCTTTGGTGGGATCATCTTTGTTATTGTCTGCGGTGGAATGTCATCATTTTTCGAATGGCTATCATTCAGAAAAGGGACGTGACATGTCACAGGCCGCTTTCGCGGCCTTGTTTTTAACGAATGCCACCGCCGCCCGGGCGGGAATCCGCAGAACGCCCACCGCAGCGGGAGCCGTCAGCGGCAGTATCGCTGTCGTGCTGACAACGACCGGCAAAGGCCTGAGTTGAAGCTACCAGAGACAACAAAACGAACAGTGCAGCAAATGCTTTTTTCATTTGAAATTTCCATCTATAAGCCACCTCAATGTGGCGTCAATGAGTGTAGCACTGACTTTTGTTTCGTCCACAAAAAAGCCCGCAGTGCGGGCTATTCCTTCCATTTATCAGAAAAAAGATCTTCTTCTAAAGGCATTGGTTTTGTTTTTGTTTTCTCAAAGAATTGATAACTGATAGTGATTGCTGCCTCTTTAAACTCTTCTTGCTCAGTTATGTTGTGAGCATCTGCGTCAACAAAAAACATAACCAGCGCATCACGATTGTGATTTACCGAATAAACTAAAAAGCAATCACTTGTTGGTATGCATTTTACTTGTACAGACGCTATATTTTTCCATGCATCCCAGGATGATTTTTTACCAGTGTGTTTTTTATCACTATCTTCTGGAATATAGTCTTGGTTATCGACATGAGTATGCCTGACATTTAGTTTAAGCATTTCTGTCGGACGAGCAAATGCGGCATCTTTACCAAGAGATGGATGGTATCCCGTTTTCCAATACTGGGTAAATGCATCAGATACTTTCTTCAGCTCAAGATCAGATGCACAAAGGGCCGAGAAATTTTGCGTATGCAATACTCGACCCTTATATCTGACAATTTGATTTTTATCATTCTGCGACGCAGACAAACTCATAATTTTCCTTATTGTTACGAGAATCAAAGAAAGCGCTGGATACGCGACTTGCGTGATCTTTTGTCATAGTAACTTTTACGTACTCTACGCTTCCATTGAAAGAACGTCTTGCGGCAGCTTGCGCTCTACGCATCTGCAATTTTTCGTTTCGCATGACATTACCTCATATCTCATAAGTTCATTACACGGATTAATAAAAATGAAACCAATCCGTTTACCCTTGAGGTAATAGTACGCTATTCACCTGCAATCTGTACAGAATTATTTAAAGGCACATCCCTGTGCCGCCGCCCGTCAGAAGAACCCTGCTTTGTCGTTGATATACTCCGCGTGAGTCTGGATATCACGCAGGCATTTGCTCACACCAACGATGTAGCAGAACATGGTGGTCAGCTCCGCCGCCGCGCCAGATACGTCGTGCCCGTCTTCCTGTAACTGGTTCAGCAGATTCATCAGCAGTGAGTTCTCCGTCAGGCCGAGAACACCAGACGGAGAATGAATCAGGCTGCGGTATCCGGGCTTCAGTGGGGCGCTGTAGGTTTTGTTCTCTATCTTCATTGCCTGCATTACTGCTGACGCCGTGGCGTTGGCTACCTGGTCGGCAACCATCTTTATGCGTTCTTCCTGCGGGAGCGAGTTTTTAATGTAACTTCCAGTGCGGCGGATCAGAGGAAGAACCTCACCTGTAACCCATTTACGAAAGCGGTAGGGGATAGTGCCTGGTGTCACTGCGTCGCGGCAGCGGAGGATCAGTGTGTAGAGGCCTGACTCGGAGATGATGTTGATCTCTTTTACTCGGCTGTCAAAAATTGCACGATGTTCATGCCCTATGTTGAACATAGACCTTTCATCATCATCCAGTTTTTCAAGTGCTTGGGTGACGTTTTGGATACGCAGCGCACTACAAACGTCTTGGGCTACAAACCATGGTTGGCCATCGATAATGATGGAACGGATAGGGTTAACAGATTCAAATTTGAAGATGGCAGTTTGAGCATTAGCCATGGTGGTTATCTCCACTTAGTGATTTTAATCACCACCGCAACGCCAATTACTGGTGGTGAACTGGACAAGGTTGGCGTACCGGCCTAAGTGGTACCGGCGTCCTTTCGGACCCCTGCCCAGCCCACCATAATTCGGATATAGCTGTGCTTAACGCATAAAAAAACCACGTCTGGCGTGGTATGCGCCACTTAGTAAATCGGGACGCCAATCCCGGCACTGGATTTTGCCAGTGCCCGATTACTATGGCACAAGAGGAGTGCGATGTAAATTTACCGCAGAGGTAAATATAAGCACTCTACTTGGTAATTACAAACCTTATCTGGTTTGTTTTCGTAATTGTTCGGCACAATAGTCGAGATGTGTTTGCAGATCCTGCATAGACATCTGTGAGCTGGTGACGTAGTTAATCAGTGCAGTCAGTTCGGCAAGTGGGCCATCGACATTAAATCCATCCTTATCGAGATCCCGGAGTAATTTCATCAAGTGCGATCCCTCCACCAGTGACCTGACGCCTCCCGGCGTGTGAATCCTTTCGGTAAATCCCTCTTCCAGTGGATAGTGATACTGCTGCATCTTATCTTCTCCATGCAATAACTGTATAAATATACAGTAGCAAATAATTTGTTTGCTATCCAGCACGTTTTGCGAATCACCTGAAAGGTAATATCTGTTCGTATTTATGGGTTATCTATCCATATATGGTTTTTAAGGTAATAGAATAACCGGATATGCGGCGCAACGGGTGCTGCGACTATCTGGAGATTTAACATGACGGTCTCAACCGAAGTTGACCACAACGAATATACAGGTAACGGTGTTACAACTACGTTCCCTTATACCTTTAGGATTTTCCAGAAATCTGATCTGGTGGTGCAGGTGATTGACCTTGACGAGAATATCACTGTGCTGGCTCTTGATACTGATTACGCAGTCACTGGTGCGGGAGGCTATAGAGGCGGTAATATAATACTGTCGAAGGCATTGGCCAACGGTTATCAGATCTCTATATCACGAGAGCTCCCGGTTACTCAGGAAACAGATCTGCGTAATCAGGGTAAATTCTTTGCAGAGGTGCATGAGGATGCGTTTGATAAGCTAACGATGCTGATTCAACAATGTCGTAGCTTGTTTCGTCTTGCACTTTGCAAACCATCAAGTATTGCAAACTGGTACGACGCTTTAAATAACAGGATTAGAAATCTTAAAGATCCAGAAAGCCCTCAGGATGCAGTAACTTTAAGTTATCTTGAAGGGTATATAGAAGGTGGTGATAGTACTTTGCGTCCAGATATTACAAGAACTGGAGCTGTAGGGAATAATATACAGCAAGCCATAAACTTATCTATAGCCGGTCAAACTGTAATTACGATGAAAGATGATGAAATTGTATCTTCATTGTTAAATGAATATGGTGTTGAAATTGAGCAACGCAGGGGGCGTGTATTTAATACAGAAGGTGTTCAACTAACAACGTATTCTGACCCTCGTTCCCGTTTTGTAACTGGTGACCAATATCTTAATTATGTTATTAGCAAGATGATAAAAGCAGATGGCGTGGATAAATCACAGAAAACATATATTTTGTGGTCTGGTGACTCCACGATTGTTGGTGTTAACTCTGAATTATGGCCACCAGCAACTATTGCTGATTTTTATGCAAAGAGGTATGGAATTATTGATGTAAAAAATACATCATTAGGCCATTCAGGTAAAACTCTATACGAATGGGGTAATTGGTATATTGATCATGAATGGTCTGTTTTTTCTGCTGCTGATTTGATTGTTTTACGATGGGGAATTAACGATCCATATTATGGTTATACATTGGATCAAGTAAAAGATGCTTTAGATAGAGGTCTTTCAAAGTTACGAAATAATAAATCAGTTGCCCAGCAATCAATTATTATCATGTCTCCAAATTCAACATCAGACACACCAAACGGACGTGATGAAAAATGGTATGAGCAGCTGACAGCCGTACTTAGAGCCAAAGCAAAACAATATAAGTGTATGTTTTTTGATACTTACGGTATGTGGCAGGATTCGAGAGGATCTGCTGGTAACTGGCTTGATGACCCTTATGGCGATGGAAGGGGAATACACCCAAACTCAACATTTAGCGCACAGATACATAAATTATTATTTGAATATATTTATGGACCGTGTGCTGTTATAAATGGGAGTAGCAACCTTTTTTCTAACAATGGTTCTTCCATACAATTCATCAATAGCTCATATCCGCCAAATACTTTTCACATGGGGACTTCATGGTGGAGAACAAACCCTGATGATGCTTCTTGGCCTCTTGATGGTGTTATTCAGGTTGATAGATTTGTTGACGGAATAGTAGTACAAAAAAATTATGGTTATTCTTCAGATAATGCTCGCGTTTGCTTAATGAGGATTGGAAGGATTAGTGAGAATACATGGAGTACATGGCGAGGTAATCAGTATGATATGAGTGGCATATTGCAAAATGGTTGGTCTGTAGGTGAGGCAAGAAGTGGAACATATCAGAAATCAGCCGAGGGCGTTGTTACTTTATCTGCTGTTTTAACAGGTGGAAATACATCTGTTGGCACAGTTATTATGGTATTGCCAGAAGGGTTTAGACCAAAGAATGATATTTCTTATATTCCATCAGGTACTGATTCATCGGTTGCCCTCATTAATATACTTTCAAACGGTAAAGTTACAATTCAGAGCTATCCGTCAGGAACAGTTCTTGTAATTAATACGACATTCCCTTCATTAGTTAATTAGTTGTTTTTAGATTGCGACTAAAAATCGCAATCTAAAAAACACAAATGATGATTTTGTTGTTTACTTATAACATAATAATTCATATATGGTTTGGTTTTGATGGTGTTCTACCAGAAACTGGAGATTTGATGAATGTTAAATGGTGGTTGATATGTCATTTCAAATAACCAATGATCATGTAAATCAGTATCTTACTGTTGGTTCTCTTGCTGCGGTTATTGGTGGGACTCCACCTGAAGTTGCTTTGGGCTCACTTGCCGGAGCTGTGATTTTTGTTACCTCTGCTATCGAGTATCCAATCCGTCGTCGTGTTCTTCTGTCAGTGCTCAGCTTTATTTGCGGCCTTCTCTTTTACAAACCAGCAGCATCAATTCTTATTGGCATAGCCAGCCTGATCCCTACCATCACACAGGACTCTTTTGAGAAAGGGATTGTTTTCTCTGCTGGCGCATTCGTGTCAGCAATTGTCGCTGTGCGTATTGGTATCTGGCTCTATCACCGTTCCGATAATCCACGCGAATTAATGCCGGGGAGAAAAGACGATGGTAACGCATGAGCTTTTTTTACTTATCACCAATGCGGTTATTTGTACTGGCATAGCAATTCGCGTTGTCACTTTCCAGCGTAACGGATCTCAACATCGAAGATGGGGTGGGTGGATTGCTTATTTCCTGATTGTTGCTGCTGCGAGTATTCCAGTTCGTGTCGTTTATGCAATCTGGTTACGCACGCCAATGGCTGTGGATTTATCTGAGGTCATTATCAACGCTGTCATGCTTGCTGCGGTTCTTAAAACTCGCGGTAACGTCGTTCAGATTTTCAAAATAACGAGGTCTAAATATGGAGATTAAACAATTCCAGCGAGCTGCTGGTATTAGCGAGGCGCTGGCCGCTCGCTGGTTCTCGCATATAACTTCTGCGATGAAAGAGTTTGGTATCAGCAAACCAGAAGATCAGGCAATGTTTATTGCTCAGGTCGGGCATGAGTCTGGAGGCTTCACCCGGTTGCAGGAAAATTTCAACTACAGCGTAACCGGATTGGCTAACTTCGTTCGGGCTGGGCGTCTCACTCAGGGGCAGGCTAATGCACTTGGTCGCCGTGCTGGTGAACCACCATTGCCACTCGAGCGCCAGCGCGCGATCGCAAATCTGGTGTACAGCAAACGCATGGGGAACAATGCCCATGGTGATGGCTGGAATTACCGTGGGCGCGGGCTTATCCAGATTACCGGTTTGAATAACTATCGTGACTGTGGAAACGGTCTGAAAGTTGACCTGCTGGAGAATCCTGAACTGTTGGCGCAGGACGAATACGCTGCTCGTAGCGCGGCGTGGTTCTTCTCCAGCAAAGGTTGCATGAAGTATACCGGCGATATTGCACGTGTAACTCTGATTATCAATGGTGGCAGGAATGGCATCGACGACCGGCGCGCGCGGTACGTCACTGCCAGTAAGGTGCTGGCTGTATGATCTGGGTATTCGTAAAAGCATACTGGAAACAGATGCTTATCGTGTTGATGCTTGCTGCTCTGTTCATCGTCGGAGTGGTTGCTTGGAATATACACGGCAGCCGCCAGTACGATGCCGGGTATGCGCAGGCGGAAGAAGACCGCAAAGACGAAGAAGACAAAGTTCGTCAGTACTACGAACAGGAGAAAGTGACCAATGAACGTGAAGCTCAGCAGAGGATCGACCAGGCGCGCAATGATGCTCTTGATGCCGCCGCTCGCGCTGGCCGGTTGCAGCAACAACTCTTTGCCATCCGTGAGCAGCTCAGGCAGTATAACGCCATTGTCGGCGCTGGGACGTCAGCCGCAGACACCGGAGTTTTGCTTGCCGACGTGCTCAGCAAATCTCTCGAGAGAAACAGACAACTGGCAGAGTATGCTGACCGGGCAGCCGAAGCCGGAAGAGTCTGTGAAAAACAGTACGACACCCTGACCAGATAGTATGGCATTTTTCATGGTACTGATTTCCTGTGACGGTATATAAAACGGTACGAGGAAAATTGAGATTTGGAAAAGTGTTATCACTCAATTGGTTATGGTTTCCGTAAATAATTGAGTGGGAATGATTTGACCCTGCACTATGAATGAACAAAACCCTCTGTTACTACAGAGGGTTTTTTATCTTCAAGAATCATGGGCTTGAAGTTACTAACATCGATTAATTAAACCAGCTTTCCGATTTGTTCTCTTCTGCTTTGCCCACGCTTTTCATCAGATCGCGACCGCCTTCAGTCATATTTCTGTTGGCGTCAGCTTCAGATTGCACCACATCGGTTTGCGCAGCTTTGTGCTTCAGTTCCTGATCGATAAATTCGTTTTCGCGCTTAACGCGGGCTTCTTCTTTTGCCAGCGCCAGTTTTTGTTTCTGAATCTCTAAGCTGCGTAGCTCATCTTCATAACTTTGATCGCGTTTTTTGTCCGCAGAGGCTTCGGCGTCCAGTTTATCCTGACGAGCTTTCTTATTTGCCGCTGCCGTTGCCGCTCTTTTGTTAGCGGCGGCCTGGGCATTTGCGCGACGTTGCTTCTCTTGCTGGATTTCCCTGTTGCGCTCCGCGACCCATTCGTCATGCTGCCTTTGCTCTTCATTTTTACCTTGCTGTTCAGCTTCTGCTACAGCAGAGAGTTGATCCTGCATGATGAGGCGATAGCCGGATAGCTTAAGGAGGCCAAGATGGCGCAAAGAAAAACTTTCTTCATGACTCCTCCTGATTATTAGCTCTTTTCAGGACATTTAGTATTTGGCTGAATACGCGTTTCGTTATACGTTGTGGTAATAACAACGGCTAAACCTGTCGTAAACTGGCACTCTTTACCCACCTGGGTAGAGGTATACACTTTGGTGCCTTCCTTATATGTTAAAGAAACACCTTCCACTAAGGTTTTATCATTCACCATAGAACCCACTGCCGCGCCTACAGCTCCGCCGCCAACTGCCCCTGCCGTCGTTCCGGAATTGCTGCCAGAACCGACGTTGTGGCCGATAACACCGCCAGCGACTGCGCCAATAAGCGCGCCGAAGGCTTGTGCGTTCCGTTTATTTTGGGAGTTGTCTACGGCAACTTTTGCGGGAAGAATGGAAATAATATTAACGGTTTTAGTTTCTTGTTTGGTATTCAGTTGATCGGTTTGATAAACATCGGCGGCATGATCGTCAGCATTTGACTGGCATCCTGCCAGAGTGAATGACGCTAACATTGCCACAGGCAGAAGACATTTTTTAAATTTCAT